TAGTTGCATTTCTAGTACCTCCACCTCCACCACCTGTATTAGGTGCACCTGCAGTATTTCCAGTACCTGAAGGATTTCCACCATTTCCTCCTCCACCTGTTCCACCTGTTCCTCCTGAACCACTACTAGTTCCGCCACCACCTCCTCCACCACCTGCGTAAGTTACTGGTGATCCTGAAAGTGAGCTTGCTACACCTACTCCACCATTTCCTCCTGCTGTTGGTGATGAAACATTACATCCTGCTGCCCCTGCACCTCCTCCTCCTGCACCTACATAATTTATTCCTGGATTTGCATTACCACCTGGATTACCTTGAGGGGGACTTACTGGTGGTGTGTTTCCTGCTCCACCTGTACCAACAGCTGGAACTAATTGTGATCCACCTCCACCAGATCCACCTGATCCTCCATTTAATTCGCTATCTGCACCACCTCCTCCTCCACCTGTTGATATAATTGTTGAAAATATAGATGGACTTCCTGCTCCACCACGAAGACTAACTGGATTTCCTGTTCCTCCAGCTCCTATTGTAATTGGAATTGATGCTCCACAAACTGGAAATGATGTGCAAGTTCTAAATCCTCCTGCTCCTCCTCCACCTGCATTTTGACTTCCACCTGCTCCACCCCCCGCTACTACTAAAGCAGAAACTAATCGTGTTCCTGGTTGAAATGTAAATGCTGGTGTTGATGATGTGACAGATGTGACAGTACACTTTCCAAACGATGTTGGATTGATTACTCCTACTATACCGCCATTGGGTGATCCCATAAGTCACTACTCCTGTTTAAAAATCTTTTAACTTAATTGCCTGTAGCAATCCAAGATGAAGTGTCAGGTGACCAAGCGAATGAATTTTGTTGATCGTCTTTACCAATCCATCTCTTTCCAGCTTCATCCCAAGAAATAAAGTATCTTACGTTATCTCCATAAGTTGTAACTGTTGGATATGCAACTGGGGCTTGCCAGTCGTCATTAGAGTCTAGCGACCAAGATGCGAATGGTTGTGGTGCAATGAATTTATTTTTTGTGGAATCAAACGTGTAACCAATTCCAGCGTATTGTTTTCTGAAATTATTGTTATAAGAAGTTTGAACCCATCTATTTCCAGATGTGAAAGGAACGATTTTTTTAACCGCTTCTTCAGCTCCAGTAGATTGATCACCGCCATTTGCGTTTACATCATTGTTATCAATAACAACAACTCTTAATACTAAACCGTAACTGTTTACTTCTGCAAAATGTGCCATATTTTTTAACTCCTATTTGTTATTATAATACAATTTTTTATAAAATGAAAGTACATAAATTTTATGTTGTTAATGTTCCAGATACTGTAAATGTCGCCACTTTACAACCTCCTGCTGGAGCGGGTAATGTTGTTACTGTATTTGTGCCTGGTGCTACATCAAATATAGCACTTCCTGGTGCTCTAATAATAACGATTCCTGAACCTCCTGCTGCTCCTGATCCAGCACCACTATATGAAGCTCCACCTCCTGATCCTCCGCCACCACCTCCAGTATTAACAGTTCCTGAAGTTGCTTCAGTAGAAGGATTAAAACCTCCCGTCCCTCCGCCACCAGTTCCACCAGTTCCACCAGTTGGATTATCATAACTACCTCCTCCACCTCCACCCGAATAACTAATTGGAGAATTTGTAATTGAATTTGTTGAACCTGTACCTCCGGCTCCTCCTGCACCACCACTACCAGCTGCTCCAGTTCCCCCTGCTCCTCCCCCTGCTCCTGCACCTCTTCCTGGTGAAGCACCACCACCATTATTTCCTTGAGGAGGACTTACTGGAGGAGTATTACCTGTTCCACCTCCTCCTACACTATCGGCACCACCTCCACCTCCTCCGGATCCACCATTTCTTCCTGTTGCTCCAGTTGGAAAACCTGCATTACCTCCACCTCCTCCACCCGTAGAAGTTATTGTTGAAAAAATTGAAGGTGATCCATCAGAAGCAGTTCCAGCAGGAGTTCCTACAGGACCAAATGTTCCTCCAGCTCCAACTGTTATTGGAAAAGATGTTCCACCTGTTAATGTTAATTTTGTTCCTCCTGGAAATGAAGTTCTGTATCCGCCAGCTCCTCCAGCTCCTCCAGCTCCTGATCCAAGATTAATGCTTTTTGATCCTCCACCACCTCCGCCTGCTACTACTAAAAAATCTACATCGAATGGAGCACTTGGTGACCACGTTCCTTGTTTCTTGTAATTGTATTGTTCACTTAATGACCAGACTCCTGGTGCTACATAATTTCCTGCTCCATATTGTTTTACAATAACTATTCCTGAACCTCCTGCTGCTCCTAAATTAGAAGAACCACATGATGCACCACCACCACCTCCTCCTGTATTAGCTGTTCCAGCAGTTGCTGGTGTAGAGAAAGTTGCTCCAGGTCCACCTCCACCTGTTCCACCTATTCCATTACCACCTGATGGTATTCTAAATCCATCTGCTCCACCACCTCCTCCACCTGAATAAAATGTTGCACTACCTGTAATACTATTTGGAGAACCTGCTCCACCATCTCCTGCTTTAGGTGCTGAAGCATTAGCTCCTACCGCTGAAGCTCCTCCGCCTCCTCCAGGATTATAACCATCTCCAGATCCACCACCTCCTGATCCTGCTCTACCTTGACCACCTGAATTTCCTTGCGGTGGACTTGTTGGAGGAGAATTTCCTGTTCCTCCTACAAAACCAGTAGTTGGAGAATAACTTCCTCCTCCACCTGAACCTCCAGGTACACCAGCTATAAAATAACCACCACCTCCTCCTCCTGTTGATGTTATTGGTGATGGTGAATTTGCAAAAATTGAATCTGTACCACTTCCTCCTGTTGTACAAACTGAAAAAAGACCTCCAGATCCACCAGCTCCAACAGTTACTGATATTGGACTTGCTGGTATTGATAATTTTGTTCCTCCTGGGAATGAAGTACGATAACCACCTGCTCCACCTCCACCACCTGTTCCTCCACCTGCTCCTCCACCTCCAGCGACAACTAAATAATCTGCTTCAAGAGGACCGAATCCTGGTGAGGTATATGTTCCTGATGCTGTGAATGGTGTGGTTAAATCTCCACGAACTGGATTTTGTACTGGACCGATAATTCCGCCATTAGACATAGCTTGAATCTCCGGTTAACTTATAACTTCGTACGATACTAATAAATCTAGATCACTAGCCGCGCTTGCTCCACCTTTTAAGATATCACCTTCCATCATATAGATAGGTGAATCTAAAAGAACGAGTGTAGCATCCGCTGGTACTGAAATAGTTTTAGCAATGTAAACTGTTGCGTCTGCACCTGTTGTTGTAACACCAGTTGTGCCTGTTCCTAATCCATCTATGAATACAGAAACATCTGCAGCATTTGTGCCATCAACGTTAGCAACAATAATTGAATTTAATTTTACAATTACACCACTATCAACTGTCATAAGAGTATCAGTAGCACTTGATGATAAATTCCAACCAGCGTTTCCGCCTAAGATTGAAGTTACATTTACTATATTTGGGTTTGCCATATTATCTCCTTATATTAAAAAACAATTGCAAAAGCAATAGCCTTTCCGTTTGTTGCATATGGACCAGCAAAACTAAGGTTTCCAGACCCATCGGTCTGTAAAGCCTGACTTGCAGTTCCAGTTGCTGTTGGTAATACTAAAGTATAACTTGAAGAAACGGTTGTTGGAGATTTAAATCCAACATATTGTCCACCAGAGGCATCTTCAAATCTTAGTTCATTTTGTGTAGGTAAGTTAATTTGTTCAAAACTAGATGCTGATAAATTAGCGTTTATATCTATAACGTTTGTTCCATTTGAATAAACAAATTTTATACCTTTATCTACTGTTGAAAAAGTAGGTCCTGTTCCTGATACAGTTTTTAATTGAACTGTAAAAGCACCACTTGTTCCATTTTCAACAATATATGTTTTTTCAATTCCATCTGGAATTGTAACTATTTGATTTCCTGTAATTGTTCCTGATAATTTTACAACTAAATTTCTAGCATTAGATAATGTTGCATTGGTCATTGCAAGAGCTGTTGTTTGAGCTCCACCTGCAATACTTACTTCTTGATAACCTGCGATTGCTTGTTGTAAAAGTTCTAAATTTGTATTTGTTTTAGTTCCCCATGTACCGGCGTTTTCGCCTGTAACCATAAGTTCTAGTTTAAGGTCTGTAGAATAACTTGATGCCATATATTAATTCCTTGTTGTTATATATTTAAATTAAGCAGCTATGTCAACTTCTGTCCAATTAGCAGGTGTTCCTGTACTTACCTGTGAATATACTGCTGGGGTTCCTGTACTTACTTCAGCCCAAGCTGTAATATTAACGGATCCTACACTACTTTGAGCAGAAACTCCAGTAACATTTATAGCTACATTAGTTATAATGTTTAAGCTGCCTATTCCTGTATTTGCGGATACTCCAGTAACATCTACTACAGATACTGCATCTACCACACCTATTGCTGTTGTTAAAGCTATTCCTGTTAATAATACATTAGCACTTCCAACTTCATTAGTATTTCCTAAAGATAAATTAGCTTGAGATCCAGTAACGTCTACATTCGCATTAGCTGTAACTGTTGCAGTTCCAATAGAAGAAGTAGCGCTAGAGCCAGTAACATCTACGTTAACATCTGCTCTTGCAATTACTGTTCCAATAGAAGAATTAATTGTGCTTCCAGTAACATTTACAATAGATCCCGCATCGGAAACAGCCTGACCTACAAAAGAATTAAGAGTGTGTTCAGAAACGTTAACGGATATATTTCCTCCTGCAGAAATATCTACTGTTCCAACGGCTGTATTAGCTTCTATTCCTGTAACTGCAAAATTAGCAGTTGTAAGAATTGTTACGGTTCCTGTATTTGAATTTAATGAATTTGGTGCAGTAACAAAAACTTCAGCGTTACCATCTGCGGTTGCATTTCCTATGTCTAATTGTAAAGAAGATCCTGTAAGATTTACTACAATATCAATTGCAGCAATAACAGTTCCAACAGCTGTGTCAGCTTGAACGCCTGTTAATTCTATTTGATAATTGTCTCCCCAAACAGTTTCACCCCAACCATTAAAACCCCAGCCTTCGGTTAGATTAGGTTCACCGTTCCAAACATCACTTCCCCAGGTGTTTCTTCCCCAACCATTAGCCACTGTAAGTTACTCCTTACGCTATTCTTATAATTGCAGCGCTAGTTGTAAATGCAGGGAATTGAATTGTGAAAGTTCCAGACGTTGATGATTTATCAGTACTAAAATTTAATACGCAAACAGCTGTATTAGAATTTGAAGTATTATAAATCAAAGCACCTCTTGCTGTAATAGTTGCAGAAGTAAAACTTAAATTATTAAAATCTACGATTGCAGTATTAGAAGCTAAAGAAGTTCCAGCATTTACTAATGCCCCACCACCAGAAACATATGATCCAGAAGCAGCGACTTGGTTTGTTGATGTAAATGCCGTAGTTGACTTTCCTAAAGTCGCACTAGAAGTATATAAAGCAAGTTTAAATTTATTTCCAGTGGATGCAGTGAAATTATGCTTTCCTTCTAAAAGTTCTTTTTTAAAAGAGTTAGCGATTGCATTTGTTGTTATAGCCATTTTTTACTCCATTACTTATTTTGTTGAATATTAAGACGAGGAACACCATCGTGATACTCATCTCTTCTTCTTCTACCCATTTGCTCTAAAGCAAAACCTTGAACAGCTTCTTTATATTTTGTTTCATATAATTGCAACATGTCCGTAGGTCCCTTTAAAAACCCATATGCTTCTAGTAAGCATGCGTATAATAAGCCATTTGGAAACTTTGTACTTAAAAACGTAGATGTATTTGTACTAGATAATTGAGTGGGTTTCAAGATATAATTTAACTCTACCGCATACGTGCTCGCGGGCGTAGGAGCCACAATAACGTTACTATCGTTATAATTACCATAGTATTTAGGTACTCCAGTAGCTCCAGTGCTATTATACTCTGTTATAAAAGATACGTCTCTTGGTTCTAAATAACTTCTAGGGTTACCAGTTTGAGTAGTATCAACAACTAATAAAGACTCTATAAGATATACATCATTTGGAACAGATAAGAATTTTTGAGAAGCTATAAAATTAGCTGAATAATAAACTCTGTTGTTGTCTACATCTACATCTCTAAATATTCTGTATTCAGCGTCTTGAATAAATCCATTAATAATGGTTGCTGTAAATACATTAGAATCTACTTCTGTATAGTCTCTTATTTTTGTAACTAGTTCTGCGTATGTCATGGTGTAGTAGTTGTTGGTCCAACTGTTATAGGGGCTCCGCCACCACCTATTGCAGTTTGAGTTGCTGTTACTCCTAAATTTACATAATAAAAATCAGTTGTAGGAAAGTCTGCTTGACTTGTCCAACCTGATGGAGCGCCTAAAGTTATAGAATATCCATTTGTATTGTTTAAGGTATTTGGACTAAAGCCTCCAAAACCATCTGCATAAGCAAAAGATATAATATTTCCTGTTTGTCTTTCATGGTCTGGTTCATTTATTAATAAAAAATTTAATCCAGCCTGTGATCTAAAAGGATTTAATGGAAGGATTGTTCTTACAGCTGGTTCTACTCTATCAGGTCTAGCATTTTGTAATGCCACTGGATCGGCTGCATGATATTTTGGACTAATTTGTGGGTGCTTAGCTTCATATTCAGAAATATGCACTAATTCTCCAGTCCATTCTTTTACCATTTCATTATATGGAAAAGCTTGACCAGATCTATCTGATATTACTTGTGAATATTTTCCTTTTGCAAAAGTAGCCATATTAAATATTTGGATAATAAGATTGTGGAGAGATATATAAGCTAGTTCTTTGACCATCTTCATCAATAGCTCTTAACAACTCATCCTCATAATACATTTTTAATTGTTCTGTTCTTGTCGGCGCATATTTAAAAGATAAATAGTAAGCAAGTCCTGAAACCATACATGGTAAAAATCTATACGGTACATCTGCTGTGTTGGTATAAGCTCCTGCATCTTGAACTCTTTTTACATAATAATAACGAAGAGATGTGTAAGTTACTGCATCTGGTGTTTGATATAAATAAATTTCAGGTCTAACCTGTCTATCTACATAATATTGACTTGGAGAACCTTGATCTGATTTATTAGGTATAGCACTATATTGAGATCTTGAAATTTTTGTTAAAGCCACATCATTACCAGAAGTATCTCTTACAACAGCTTCTAGTACATCTCCACAATCAGTTGGAGTAAGATAACTTGTAGTTCCAGCAACTAATGTAGTT